TACCAACACCCTTACTCGCCCACCACCGGGGTCTTCCCAGATCAACGTGAAGAAATGTGCGATAATACCCAAACCCGGTAAACCCAGATTCCTGTGCCAGCCGCTCGATCAACTTTCTGTCCTGCCCAACAATCGATAGATCACACGCTTTACCTTTAAGATGTAAGGAGAGAGGCGCTCCCCCAACGCGAGCATTATGGTACGGGCTTCGGTAGCAACTAAGCACAGTAACAGGATGGGCAAGTATACGACGCAGATCGTCAAGGCAATCCAGCAGTCGAGATTCAATTTCCAGTTTTCCCGTGCCACGGCAAGCCACCTCTCTAGGCTGGAAGTACCGCCAAGGCCACGCACGTACCGGAACTTTTTTCCAGTGGTCATAATTTATACGCCCCATTTTGTAAGCCAGCTAACAGCGAGGCCCCTATCTCGATAGAGGTCCTTTGATATGAGGGGAGACCACCGAACCGTAATCAAGGGGGCCTCGCTGCTATTCAATTCCATCATCTCTTCACCACAGGGTGGGAGCCATTATGCTGTTTCACTAATTCCTCGACGCGAGCCTGGACAGCTTGCAATCGGGCCTCGGCAAGACCCGCGCTTGTGTGTCTCCGTTCCAGATTTCCGGGGGAATTGATCTCCCCGAGAATTTCTATCTGAGCTTTAAAGACAGCCATGCTCGCTTGCCCATCGTCTAGTCGCTGCTCAACGGAGTGCATACTGCTTATCAGGCCCTTTAAATCTTCCACAACTCGTGCGAGTTGTGAGCGACAGACCGCAAACGCTCCAGCCAGTGCGGCTATTACACTTAAGAATTGGAAGGCTTCTCTAGCTCCTATCTCCATAATCGTGTTATCCCGCTAATACATTCCTTAAGCCGCTGGAAATGAGATCAAAATCAATCCCTTGCTTGCTGCACTCCCGCCGCCAGCAGTAAGAGTAACCGTCACAGTATCATTAAACGCGCCATTCAGTTGCGCTCCAGAATAGTTCCCGTTTGGCTCTACGGCCCCGTCGAACTTTTCGACAAACGAGCTATCCCAACTGTACGTTACAATATTTGAACTATCTCCTGCAAGCCCGATTGCAAAGCCATCTGCCGGTGATGTATGCGCTACAGCCAATGACATACCAGCGCCTGTAACCGCTATGGACGAAGTATCAGATGCCGTCGAGGACGCGCCATACAACGCCCAAACCCCGATACCGCAACTTAACATCGCCCCGTCCCAATCTACAACAATATCGCCCGATGTTCCCGCTGCAAGAGTAACTAGCCAGAATTCTAGCTGTAATTCATTTTCGTGCAGCGCTGATTTGTTCGACGCTGATACGCCCCCGACGGTGACAGTAGAGAGTACTCGGCCAGAGTTATAGCCATAGACCCCCACTAAGATTTGCCTGCCAGTCGCCGCCACCCCAAGGGCCTGAGATGAAAAGGTGTAGGCCCCCGAGGATTGGTTACTGTCGTCAACCGCCTGGGCGGTGTACGTGGCAGTCGCCACAACAGTAACGGAGTGGCCTCCTTGGACAAACGGGAGAAGACTCATTGCAGCGCCTTTACCGTGAGAAGACTGAACGAATCCATGTTGGTAATGTAATAGAAGAAGTCGTGCCCATTCGTTGTAGTGAGATCATCCCCATCAACAATGTCAAATGCTGACGTAGTAACTGTTCCGGCACTCCCATCATTTGTGACTTGAATGATCAACGTGCAATCATTGGCAGGAACCGATAGGGTATGTGCGCCTCCGTTAACCATCTTCTGCATATTTCCATTCGCTTCATCAGGCGTCACTGTGCCAGAGGTGATGGTTCCCAGGTCATGAATGGTATTGGCGAAGCCAGCGGTAAGAACATCTGCTGTGTCCGCCTTTAGCGTATCAGCGTCATACGCTTGAACGTTAGTGCCAATGGCAAGTCCTAGAGTTGTTCGCACATTGGTGGCCGCAGCATCATCTAAGAAAGTCTTAGCAAACTCTGTCAGGTCTATGACTTCTGCCGTCCCACTGCCCGTGAACAAGATAGCCTTATTAGCTGCGCTAGTCAGTCCAGCAATGGCATTAAGTTCTCCGTCAGAGGTGTAGTCTGCTCCTACTGCTCCAGTAGCTCCAGTAGCTCCTGTAGGAATGCCAAAGGCCATAACTCCTGTGCTGGAAGTGTAACTAACAGTTGGGCTACTACCAACTGATAAGCTACTAGCAGTAGCACTAGAAATAATGTCAGAGCCATCAATAAGAGTGACAATATTTCCAGCCGCTACCCCTGTATCGTAAGATGTAACAGATGTATGAAGAGTCGTAACCACTCCATATCTATTACTATCGGATACAAAGTCATTTACACTATAAGCAGTGTCAACAGCCCATGCCCCTTTGAAACTGGCATCAACAGAAATAGACTGCCAGTTTGTAGACACGGCTGCTCTACTAGCTGCGAAGGTTCCTGTACTCGGAGTAGTATGAGCAATAAGAACTTCCCAAATAGTATCATCAACGGTATCGATATACCGTTGATCAACAGTTACAGCAGTAGCATTTAGCCAAGCACCTTGGACACCACTAACAGCTATGTAACGAGCAAGCAGTGCATCAACTGCATGCCAGTTATTGTGTTCCTCATCGATCCAAGGAATCTTATCAAGATCAATGAGGTTGAACTTGAAACTTGCTGTTCTAGCCATTAGACTTCCTAAACATCGATTTCAGTTCCCACTACTTGTACGTTCAAGCTTTGCATAGTAAGTGTGGCAACAGTGTAAGTAACAGTATCCGCAGCAGATAGGTAGTACTCAAAAGGTGCTGGAGCAACCGTCAACAATGCCGTTGCACCTGTAGGTGCTGCGGCAGTTTCGGGATTAACCATTAAGGTACTATTAGAGTGAAGGTATCTCGCAGCAGTCATATTAAGAATGACCGCTACATTAATACCATTAACAGTAATAGTTAGATCTCCTGTACCCGTCGATGCGTGAGAGAACCCTGCCCACATGATCCTAACTTTTGCAGCCTTTGCTGCTGGGACAGTATAGACAGTTGTAGTGGCAGCGGTAGCAGTAGTAGCTTCTCCGAGAACGCCAATTTTGTCAGCCATGATTTACTCCTTTATAGACTAACGCGACCAAAAGCTATGTCGCTAGGAAAAGAACTTGGAAGGGCTGCGTGAAACTTCTTTACTTCTTGTTCCACTTCCCATGACTCAATGAAACCATAGAATGCTTTCGCCCCTGGGAGTCCAGTGCGAATCTGCAAAGCAGTAATCTCATCTTTGATGATTAAAAACTGAGCACGAAAGTCTGCCTTACTAGACTTTACGTTATCAGTAGGTAGTGTAGAATCAACAGCACTAGACATGATTATCTCCTTGGGGAGCCTGTTTGGTAAGCAAGGGTAATTGAAATAAACTTTAATTGTTTTGTAGCATCACCTGTCATGCGAAGCTTCTCTATCTTATATCTTGCTGTCCAAGCTACTAAGTTCTCTAATCTAGTAGGAACCCCGCCCCCGTAGTCCTCTCCAAATTCATCAAGACCAAACCCTGGGGCATCGCCTCCCTCGAACACCATCTCTAGAGCTGGATCAAGAACCTCAATGTCCCACCCTAGTCCATCATCCCACTTAAGGGTATCTTCTACCCAATCCTCACCTAAATCTGTTCTGTCTTTGTAGTTGTTATCGGTGAACATTTGAACAGTGAAACGATTATCGCCTTCTGTATCAAAATTGATATACCGACTTGCTTTTGTAAGGAACCGCTGGTTATTATCACTCCAAGGTAGTTCCCAGACGAAGCGTATAGGTATGCCACTATCTTTAGCATCAGCTACAGGAGTCCATCCAGTATAATCGCCCCACGGAGTGTTATCATTCCACATCTCCTGGTCGCCTTCATAATCCTTAAATATCTCGTTGTCAAACTCCTCTCCCATCAAGAAGATTTGAGTACCTTCTGTAAGGAAGACACGCTTCAACGCAGAAGTACAACCAGACCGGAAATTCCAATTACGCCAATCAGCCCACGCCTCAATCTTCAGAGGCTTGTTCTTCTTATATACAAAGCAACGTGTCTCGGTAGTGTCAGAGGCGACATTGTTATCAGGAATGAATAACATATAGTTATTTGCTCGGCTATCCCATAAAGACCATGTTCTATCTTCCAATGAAGCAGTAGTTGTCAAATTTCCTACCGACTTTAAGTACTCTGGAGCAATAAGTTGTGATGCTCTATTGCTTGTCACTGCTCCAGTGATCAATGCCCGCTTCACATTAGAAACTCCAGCATTGTCCGCAAAGAGCATGTCTTCACTAACGGTCTGAATAACTCTATGAGAGAGCGCCCCTACATTCTCAACTGCATCATCGAATGCAGGGATATGCACAGTGTCTATGAAGCCCCCTAACGTTCCCGGCAAGAAGGCATTCTCAAAGAACACCATTAACTTATCACGAAAGCGCCCAAGCCCTTTAATCGCATGAGAACCACTTGGCACCCGCGAACCAAGGCTAACACTGACTGCATCATTTGGATCAGAAGCTCCCACAAACGTCCCACTAGTATCAGTATTTGATATATAGAGCGTATCCTCTGCACCAACATTAAAGTCTCCTGCCATTACTAAGTAACGTCCATGAGTAAGAACAAACCTAGCTATTGGTACATTAGCGTTGGACAAGTCAGCTAAATCTTGTAGATAAGTAGCTTCTACTGCTGCATTTAGAATGAGTGGTTTGTTCACTCCATTACAAATGATTAGTTCACCATTGAAGACGGCAAACGAGACAAATCCAGTGGTAGACCACCCATCTGGAGAGCCTGAAAGGCTACTTGCAAAGTTATCGTCCCAGATGAGATCAACCTTACCCGCCCCGTCTACTCTAACAATTTTACCATTAATGCCAACTGCAACAATAAAGTTGCTGAAGTATTCACAGCCGACAATCTCATCTAAATGGCTGTTTGTCTCTGCAAACAACTCTGTCCCTGGACGGACTGAGTTAGAACCATCAATGCCTCGGTGCAGGTTCTCTAGTACCTTAGAGAACTTAGTATCCAGATTCAGATCGTTGTCAACACGGTTCCACCCACCAGAGAAGTCTCGAATGGTTGCATCAAGTAACAGCCTATTACGCTGTACTTGTGCTGTCCTACCTCTTGGGCCTTGTGGGAATAGGAAGGTATCAACCATTATCGACCCCTTACTTGTTCTTCCCTAGTTATCATGTCAAAGATCGCCCCCAACAAGTCATTAGATCGTTGAACATCTTCTGAGGAAACCTTATCTGGGAACATTGGCCCCCCTGTTCG